GATGGCGATGGCTATGGCTTTGGCAATGGCGATGGCTCTGGCTTTGGCGATGGCTATGGCGTAAAGAAAGTGAATAATCACGATATCTATATCGTAGATGATACACCCACCATAATCACGGCATTGTTTAACAATTATGCCAAAGGTTATATTGTGGGCAACGACCTCACGCTTAAGCCTTGCTATATTGCAAAAAACGGAGACATTTTTGCGCACGGCAAAACTCTCCGAGAAGCAGTAACCGCATTGCAAGACAAACTGTTTGAAGATATGCCGGAAGAAGAGCGAATAGCCGCATTTATTGAGTGCCACGATTATGATGGAGTTTATAGTAACTCCGACCTATACGATTGGCATCACAAACTGACAGGCTCGTGTGAGATGGGCAGACAGCAGTTTGCGACAGACCACGGCATAGACCTTGACGGCAAAATGAGCATAAAAGAGTTTATCAAACTCACCAAAAACGCATACGGCGGCGAAATCATAAAAAAGCTCGAAAAAGAGTATCAGAAAGGAAGATTAAATGAAATTTAAAGTTGGAGATAGAGTTAAGTTGGTAGTAGACAGGTTTACGATTCCACGTGGCACGACGGGTGTCATTAAATGTTTTGGCAAAGACGCGGATAAAGAAAAAATAGATATAGCAATAGAACTTGACCGCCCAATATCGTACCACAACTGTGGAGGAAGAACCAAATACAACTGCGGCTGGTGGGTAGCAGAAAGAGATATCGAACTCATAAAAACCGCAGAACCCGGATTTAAACTGATTATCACCTCAAATGGCGACACCACCACGGCAAAGCTGATACACGGTGAAAGAACTGTAGTAAAAGAAGCAACCGTGACAAGATACAGCAAAGACGAATACAGCGAGAAAGCCGCCGTTGAAGCTGTTGTGAAGAAGATTTTCGGCGAGGATGAGAAGAAAGAAGAGCTATTCAACGGAAAAGTAGTGTGTTTGATGGATTTAACGTATATCCCTAAGTACACAAAGGGACGTGTATATGAATTTGTAAATGGAAATTGCAAAGACGATTACGGGAACGTCATAAATTTTAGATACACATTGGAGGAAGTGGAAAAATCAAAATGGTTTCTTCCGATAGTAGAGTGATGGAGGACGAATGAAATGCCGATGAGAGACCGCGAAGACCTCATAGATATAGATATTCCATCCGTACAAAAGGCGATGGTGAAAGTTATGTATGATGCGTATGAAGATTGCAGAGATTTAAATTGTGTCAGCTGTCCAGATAGAAGAAAAAGCGCAAATAATTGCATGAGGAGTTGTATTCTGTTTAAATACGCACGAAAACTTTACGAAGCAGGATTTGTATACGCCGAAGAAGATGTGTGGAGCGCATACAACGACGGTTACGCGTGCGGAATGGAACAGGGTATAGAAGCAGAAAGGAGCAGAAAAGGATGAATAACTTCATCGAACTGCACCTATGGGATATGGACGAAAACAAGCGCAACACTCCCGTGTTAGTCAACATAGGTACCATAGAACAAATAATGATAAATTGCAAAGCTCCCACCTTTATATACTTTGGTGCGGGCGACTACCTCAGAGTATCGGAGACATACGAAGAAGTAAAGCAGCTTCTCGCGGCGGGCGAGTATGTGTACAAGGAGGAAGAATGAGCTTTGCAAGAAAATTGAAACGTAAAACGCAAAATAAAAGAAAAACACGCTGTTGCGGACAGCAAATGACACACAAAGCCGGATACGGTTATGTATGCGAGAAATGCGGAAAGGTAAAGAATGACTGAATTTATAAACGGAGTTGAGTATCTATATACCATTCCGGCAGAAGAACCTACAAGCTACTGGATTTTGGTTGCCTTTGGTGTATGCTGGGACGCGGAGACGGCGTTATGCCGGAACAGTTCTGCGACGACGGCAAAAGAAGAGAAAGTGAGGATGAAGAATGAACGGCAAGACAGACCGCGCAAGCGAGATAATGAAGCAGATGGAGTTTATAGAACAGCTCACACAGAAGCTCAACAGGACTATATACCTCAGCGCACAAACAGCCATAGGAAGTAGCGGCATGGGCGGATATACTCAGGTACAGTCTGACATAAAGCGGCTCAGACGTGAGCTGCTGGAGCTGTCAAACATGATAGGCTGTCAGTACGTGAGGTAAAGCATGACAAAGAAACGATTCATTAAACTGCTGATGGGGAAATTCCGTCTCCCCCGAGACGAAGCGAGAGCATACGCCGATGATATTGTAAGATGGCGTGAAAAAGCAAACTTTAACATCACCATATGGAAAAATGCAGGAAACATGACGCGAGAAATACCACCGACATATTCTGGATATTTCTTTTGCTGCCAAATAAACGAGAGAATCTAGACACACTGGGAGGATAACTATGGAAAGCGGTATTAATGGTTGGATGAGCATCAAAGAAATGATGCCCGACCCCGAGGAAAGAGTGCTCTTGTGTACAGTTAGCACCGTGCGCGGAAAAAAGTATGAGCATATCACGATTGGTATATATGAGAACGGCAAAATCAACGAATATGATAGTAAATACTGCTGGGATGATAATGGCACGGATTGGTACGACAACGAAGATGTAGCAGTGGATAGCGAAAAAGACGGATTTATCGTGCCGAAAGGATGGTGGGAAGTCGGCGTGTATAGTGAGGTAATCAGCGGAATTGACGACGAGGTCATTGCGTGGATGCCGTTGCCCGAGGTTTACGAAGAGATAAATTTCGTATACGACCAAAGCAAGTCATTTGTGTTTCCGCCGTTTGCACAGTGCTGCTGTTGTGGAGAGCCGGAGGAAGAAAAGGAGAAAAGCCATGGACGCGGTTGAATTTTTGAAAGCAAAAGTACGAATGTGTGAAAACACTCATTGCGAAGCCTGCGGGTTACACAGTGGGAATATTTACTGCGTCACCTATTGCTTCGTTTATCCCGATGAAGCTGTTGCCGCTGTGGAAAAGTGGGCAAAAGAACACCCTGTTAAGACGAGGCAAAGCGAATTCCTCAAAGTTATACCTAATGCGCCAATGAGAATTCCTGGGGATGTGCTTGACGTGTGTCCCAATGAAGTTGACGCAACACAAAGCTGCCCTACATCAGCAAAACCGTCCGACCAAACTCTTGATATTTGCTACCTCTGCAAAAAGGCATATTGGCTTGCGGAGGTAGAATACATGAGAACAACATCCGATGAACTTCTAAAAAAGTGCGGACTATTGTTCATTACGTCGACAGAAGCGGAAGAACTTGCGGGAGAATCCCCATGCATGAACTGCGCAAGAGAAGACTGCAACCTCAGCGGATTTTTCGAAATTGCAAGAAAGCGGTTGTACATTCACGCGATGCTTGAACGCAAACAAGAAGAATATGCCTTACTTAATGTGTATACCAGAGCACTTCCCTTTTTGGTGATTGACTGCAAAGAAAGGATTGCAAAGAACGAATGCGATGCAAAATAAGCGACTGCTTTAATTGCCCTTATCCCGACTGCATCAACGATACCTTTACCTCGCCGAGGGAGTTTACGCCGGAGCAGAAGAAACGGCAGTGTGAGCTGAAGAAGAAAATGCTTGCGCGGCGAAGAGAGGACGGAGTGTGTATCTACTGCGGAAAGAAGCCCGCGGACAAAGGCTATAAATCCTGCATGGAGTGTCGGATAGAACGAACGAAGAAGAACCGCGAATACAGCCGCAAAACGGAAAGATTTACTCCGCGTGAATTGATGGACGGCGTAAAACTGTGCAAGCTGTGTGGGAAAAGACCGCCTGTTGACGGAAGAACGATTTGTGAAGAGTGTTTTAAAAAATGCCTTGACAATCTTAATCACGCCGACAGCAAAGAGCAGCCGAGCAACGGCTTTAGAGCAGCAATAGAAGCGTACTGGAGGGAGAGATAATGACAAGGGATGGAATTATAAAAATCTTAGACAGAGCCATGCAACGCTATGTCGAGCGGAATCAGCATCTTTTCCTCAGCAAGGGAAAAACCGACAAGGAAATGTGGGAGGAGCTTGAAGCTATAAACAATGCGCGGTATATTCTCTCACGCTTGCCGCAGGTCGTAAATTGCCCTGACTGCGGGAGAATGTACGATACCGATTATCTTCACTTCTGCGGAGGTGAAGAGCGTGTGGTGAATGGAGGTGGTGCGCACGAAAACGGTAATGTTTAAAATCGACTACCCGCCGACCAAAGCCGGAAAGACCGCATGGAACAGACGCTACGGACTGAACGCATACTACGCGGGAAAGCATTGGGCGGTACGCAAAAAGGACGCGGAATACTGGCACACAATAACCCGCGCCGCAGTCAGAGAGTGCATTAAAAAGCCTGTCATCCTTGACAATCCTGTCGTGATAGAAGCATATTTCAATGACAACATGGACGCAAGCAATCACGCAGCCATTTTGAAAATGGTGGAAGATTCACTCAAAGGACTGCTGATACATGACGATAACCGAAGATACGTCAAAGGCGTGTCAATGTTCTTCCACAACGAGGACTACATAAAAGTAATATTAAGAGAGGTAAGCGCATGAGCAAAGAAAACCGCGAAACAATACTTAGCGAAATAAAGAAGATAATCTGCAACGACCGTAACGAGCAGTACGGAGAGCCGGAAAACAGCTTTGAGAAAATAGCGGATTACTGGACAACGTATCTCAAGCACAATTGCATTGCACCCAACGCGGACTGTGATTTAGGAGCGCGAGACGTAGCTATACTGATGGCGCTGTTCAAGCTCGGTCGCATGGAGACAAGCTATTTCGCAAGCTACGACAGCTTTATAGACGCTATAGGCTATATGACCTGCGCAACGGACTGCGAGTTTCCAAAGGCAAAGCTTAAAGAATACTATCCGACAGAAAGAAAATGCGTCTGGGGGGAAACCAATGCAGATAATTAAAATAATCGTCGCAATACTGCTGTATGGGTATGCCGTCGGTTATTTCATCGGAGCGTTTGCACTATATGAAGCACCGAACGCAAAACCTGTCAAGCCGAAAATAAAGGCGATGATGTACGGACAAATAGCGGTTGAAATCATAGCCGCTACATTACTGCTGAGAACGTAGGAGATAAATTATGCCAATAAGAGGAATTATCATCATAACTATAGCTGCAGTTTTTCTCGGCTTGTTCGAGGGAGAAAACATAATAAACTTTTTCAAAAACTTAAACGACAAAGGAGATAACGAAAAATAAAGGAGATAACGAAAAATGAAACAGATTATAGGTGTAATAGTTACGGTATGTGCATCGGTTGCTTGTATAGTCGGCTACGCAGTAACACACGAAACCATTCCCGCCGGATATGTCGGCTACGTCTACGACAGAACGGCAACGGCAGAAGATAACGTAATTCCCGGTACATCAGTTCTTAATACAGAGCGTACAGGCAGAATTTCAATCAACCCCTTTACACAGGAAGTTATTACATATCCTACAACAATCGTCTCAAAGAACTGGACAGGCATCGGCGAGGGCGATAACAAGAAGGATATGTCAATGCAGATAGCTTCTCAGGAAGGTAAAAACATCGACGCGGATATCTATATAAGCGTCCGTCCGATAGATATCGAAAAAATTATAAAATCGTTCGGTACAAAGTCGTTTGATTCAATTATCGACAATGATATCTACGGACTTACAAAAGGCAAACTGTCGACCGTAACTCAGAACTATTCCGTTTACGATGTACAGGCAAGCCGAAGCGATATCCAAAATCGGGTTTTTGAAGTCCTTAGTAAGAACCTTGTCGAAACCTACGGTGTAGAGCTTGTCAGACTTGAAATCGGCACTCTGATTCTCCCGACAGATATAGCGGAAAAAATTGACAGAAAGACAGAAGCGCAGAATGAAGTCGAGCTTGCAAAGCTTGAAAGAGATAAGCAGGACGAAATCAATCAGCAGATAGTCGACGCGCAGAAAGCTCAGTCTGAAAAGGAACTGCTTCAGCGACAGACAGAAGCGGACGCAAAAGCCTACGAAATCACGAGAGAAGCAGAAGCCAACTTAGCCGCACAGGAAGCAGAACTTAAAATAGCAGCTTCAAAGGTTGAACAGGCAAGGCTTGAAAAAGAAGCCGAACTCGAAAAGCAGAAATCCTTTACAGATGAATACTTCCGCGATAAGGAACTTGACGTTCAGAAAGAAGCAGTAAAGGCAATTAACGGTTCAGTTAAAACGATTATCACATCAGGTGACGGCGAAGGTTACGGAGCATTGTTCGGAATTAAAGAAGTGTTGAACAACATTGAAGAGTAAAGTCGAAATTGAAAGGAAGTGTTGACTTATCGCAAATTTTAATTTTAACCGCGTTATCCTCGGAGGACGTTTGACGGCAGACCCCGAGCTGAAAACCACACCGTCCGGAATTTCCGTAACATCATTTACCGTTGCGGTCAACAGACGTTACTCCGGCAAAGACGGAGAGGAAACTAAAGCGGACTTCTTCTGCGTAACCGCATGGCGGCAGACGGCTGAATTTATCACGCGCTATTTCAGAAAAGCAAGTTCCATCTGCGTAGTCGGAACTCTTCAGACAAGAACATGGACTGACCAGCAGGGACAGAAGCGTTTTGCTACTGAAATTGTCGCTGACGAAGCACATTTCGTTGACGCGAAGTCGGAAATGCCGCAAGCCGCTCCGCAGTCAAGCTACATTCCCGACGCATACACCCAGCCGAAAACAGCCACCACCACACCTGTATTCGAGGACATAAACCCCGATTCGGAAGTCCTGCCTTTTTAAAGCGAGGTGCATATGAAAGAACTGCCAACGATAGAACAGATGCAAAAACTATTCCCCGACTATCCGTGCGGACGCGGAAAATGCAAATATCAAGGAAATCAGCTTTTCAGAGCACGTCGTTGTTCAAATGTTGATTGCCCGGAATTTAAAGCATGGTTCGTAAAACACTGGGCTAAAATTTGTGGAAGAAAAGCCGAATAAAAAAAGAGAGCAAGGAATCGCTTCCCTGCTCTTTTCTATTTTGCGTGTCTTGCAATGCTTAGTACGGCTTTCTCCGAAAGTCCCGCTGTTCTGTCGGTCGCTGTGGCGAGAACTGTTACAAGTCGCACAATCAGCTTTAGCCGTTCCTCGGAGTAGCTTTGTAGTATCTCGGCTATCTCGGTTATAATTTGTTCCTTCATTTTGCACTTCCCTTCTTTATTCTGCTGTCGATTATATCACACGAACGCTTGTTTGTAAATAGCTTTTGTGAAGAAAATGTGTTTACTTGAGAAGTTTTTTATTTTTCTCGAGAAGTTTCGCGAAGCGCAAAAGAAGGATTATGCCTTTGTCGTTTAGTTTGCTTACGATATTTGCTAACTCAAATCTGCAATGCTTCATCTGTCTGTCCCTTCTTTGTTGGAAATATTTTCTAATTCAAGTGTAACATGCTATTCGAGAGAAGGCAATAGCCGAGTTTAATATTCCGTATTAAAATCAGATACAAAAATATACTGGTTTTACATTCGACAAATTTATGCACTTATCGGCGCACATTCAATGTTGACAAACATTTAACAACGTAAAAGAGCACCCCCATCCAGAAGAGTGCTCTTTTACACAGCAAATTCATAAACAAAGGAGGAACATGACAGAAGTCACGAAAGGAAACGGAGGGAGTTGAACCCTCGCAAGCAGTCTGTTGACCGCCAAACGACCGATTCGCCGTTCCCATGTGTGACAGCTTTAAAAGCCGCCACGGGTTGAAACAACACGACCGAAAGGACGAACGACCATGTTTGCCGCGCTTTGCGGAGTTGAACCGCAGTTGTACACATTACGGTATCGTCTGCCGTTGAACGTATAGCGCGATATCCGAGCAGCCCGTTGGCGGTTCATCACTCCCGCTTTTTGCTCGGATATTTTAAAAGAAAGGAGTTTCAATACGAAGAACAACCAGAATTCATTGTCCTATGACAACATTATAGCACGTTTAAACGCATTTGTCAACATATTTATCAACGTTTAGTAATATATTGTTTGTCACGTTTAATGTTTACTAAATAGCTTTGCAAACCAATTTAACTTACGCTTGTTACCTTGTTCAACATCGGATTCGTTTGTTGACTCAACGTTATTCTCGTCTGCAACAGTTTTTTTGCCGGTTGAGACGTTCTGTGAGCCGTTCTGTGGCGCATTAACAAACTTATCCGATTCACTGACCGCATGGAGCGTTTGTGCCTGCACAGCGGTTTGTAGCGCGTTGTGGGCGAGTTCAGCGAACTTGCTGGCGTAGTCTGCAATCTGCTTATCACGTTCGTCAAGCATTTCCGTCTTCTGTTTCAGCTCGTCTGCCTGTCTGTCAATTACGTTTCTGAGAGCTTCTACAGTCTCCTGTAGGCTCTTTATTGTTTCTGCGCTCAAACACTCGTGTCCTTCGTTTTCTTCGCTCTCACAAGCCTGTGGTGCGTCACACGCGGTTTCCGCAACTGCTTCTTGTTTTTTTGAGTTGCTATATAGTTTCAATGCATCCTCGGAGATTCTTTTTACTCCGTCCTCGCTTGTCACTATATATTCTTCAAGACCGTTCCGCTTAATTCTTTGATATACCGATTGACTTGTCACTCCGGCTCTGTCGGCGAATTCGGCTATTGTGAGGTATTTCATGGATTGCTCCTTGCTTTTGTGATTGAGAATTTAATATGAGTTATACTTCTTCCCGTCCGCGTCGGCTCATAGGCTACACGCAAATCACTAACGGCGTTAATTTCGTCAACGGCAGTGTCGATTACGCGCTTGCGAAAATCAATAAAATCCGAATAACCGCCTATTTGCATAAGCGTTTTCAAATTTTCAACAGAAACGGTGTACTCGCCTATATTGGCATAGCTTTTAAGTATCTCGTACAAACGTATAGTGTGTTTCGATTCCATGTTTAACACGGTTTGAAGCTGATATGCCGTATACGATTCTTTGAGTTCGAGCAAATAAGGCGCTAACCGCTTGTCAAGCTGAATCCTAACCCGCGATTCATTTTCGTATATTTCCGCGCCCGAAATCCATGCGCATAGCTTTCTTACATTTCCGTCCACTATCCAGAATGACTTGTCGCGTATGGATTGCAGCGTTTCACGGAGATTCTTGTAATTCTTGCCGTTTTGAGTAATTCCAAGTGCTTCACACATATCTTGCAGATTGAAATCATACTCATAAAGTTCTTTATCATCTGGTTTTACCTTGCTTATCGTATACAATATGACTTTTTGCTCCTGTGTTGTCATTCCGTATCTTGACTTTTGAATTAGTTCGTTCTTTTTGACAACCAAATTATTAATTTTTTTATCGCTATTTTCCATGGTTACTCCCTTCATGTTGAAATCTCTGTGCAAAACTATGTTGAAAACATTGTTGATAACTGCAAAAGAACAATTTTCCCGTGTGTTTTCTCGGTTTTACAGTTACCAAATGTCCTGTTTGTCGTTACTAAGTGTCCTGTTTTACAATTACCAAGTGTCCTGTTTATCGTTACCAAGTGTCCTGTTTATCGTTACCAAGTGTCCTGTTTAACATTTCCCTACTTTAAATATATAAAAATAGTAAAATAATAAGTATCTCTTATAAAAAGTAATAAGTATGTTGTTTCACGAACTAAAGCGCATGATTTTTTCCTGTTGAAAACTCAAAAGCGAATACGCGGTTAGTAAGCAGGAAGAGAAAATTTTTACCATATTGTAATTTTAAGCTATCTGTCATGCCTTGTCAAGATGTTTTCTAAATATTGACAAACGTCTAAATAAACATTTTTCAACGCATTGGTAAACTGATTTACAAACATATTGACAGGGAAGTGCATTTTAGGCAAATGCCGAAAATGATTTGATAAACAGCATTTGTAAACTTAAAGAAAGATTGACAAACCTATTAACAAACCACACTAAATAGTGTATGCTGTTGAAGGAAACGAAATTAATGTAACTCAATCGCGTTCCGCAACCAACTGTAAAGAATCGCCCATTCTTTACAGTTTTTTTTGCTATTCTTAAATTCTATTAAAGCACCACTTATAAAGACAAGCGTGTTTATTGCTCATGTCTTTAACGATTAAGTCAACTTGCAGAAGAATAAACAATAAAAGAGGGTAGTTTTACAACTATCCTCTTTTAAACTTTACTCATGTTTACACAACATTTATCAATGTTTCTCAACTATGCATTCATAGTATTTTGCAAGTTTATCTTGTCCCGCATCCTCATCGTCAAGGAAAGCGTGAGCCATTGCCGCGTAGAAGTCAACAGAGTTGAGATTAAACTCCTTGCCTATTTTGTAGTAGTCCGAGTACATCATGTTAATCGCGGCGTAAAACTCGGCGGGGTCGCAGTCATAGCCGTGCTGTCGTCTCACCTGCTCCGTTTGTTCAAAATTCCAATGTCTCCCGGTTGAGCCGTCGGCGTTTTTCATTTTCTCCGTCCACTCGTCCGCGTCCTCACGGGTAAACTTGTCGTGCTTCTTCCCGCGTCTGCCGTAGCTCTCGCGCTCGCGTCCGTCATAGTCCCGGCGGTCTCTCATGTCGTACTCGCCGTAGTAGTCACGCTTGCCGTAGCCGTCGTACTCGTCATAGTCAGGCTGACGGCGGCGGTCATACTCGAGATGTCTGTCCTCGCGTCGGTCGTATCTGTCATAATCCCGCGGTCTGCGGTCATAGTCGCCGCGCTTGTCCTTGCTATTTGACATCATGAGTACCCAGTTTGGATTCAACTTTTTCATACGGTTTCACCTCCCGTTGTGGTGGTCGGTGCTGTGCCGTTGATTGAGCGCAGGTCGTTGTTAGGCGCACAAGCCGGTTTGCCGAGCAGTCTAAAGCTGCCGCCCGTCGGCGTGGTGATTACAACCGCGCTATATCTCGTCCTCGTCCTTATCGAGCAAGCGGTCAGCTGAGCGCAACAACGGTTGGTCAGCGGGTATAGCGTAGTGCCATCTCCGATTGTGACGTACACGGGAGCGGTGATTGTCGTCGCCGTCGGAATTGCCTGAGCGACTACGACGCAATATTTTTCCCCCGCGTTATACGCGCCCGCCGGGAGATTGATTATCAGATTGCCGCCGGTAAAGGACACCGACTGCGACAGAATGAAGCGCGGACAAAGTCTGCATACATTAGTACAAGCCATTTTTTATACCTCCAAAAAATCAAAAGGGAAGCGGTACGCCGCTCCCCCGAAGTTGGTCACGGCTTAAAGCCGGAGTTGTGAATCAATAGTTGCTGCAGTCGGAACAGCCGTAGTTGCCGTACTGCCAAGGTGCCGGAACGTTGAATGCGGGCACGGGGGCCTTGCAGCCGAGCTGACTTACAAGATACTGATTCTGCGCCTGCTGTGATGCGGCAAGCTCAAGTCCAAATATCTTCTGTGCCTGAGCTGCAATCTGTGCGTCCTTCGTCGCTATCTCCTGTGCCGTCATTCTGTCGGATATGCCACGGAATCCGCTATTCATTGCGTCGATTATGTCGCGGGTGTTGTTAGCGGCGTTAGTGTTAATCGCGCAGGTGTCGGTTGCCATGCGGTAGCCAACGTCGGCAAATCCGCGCTCCATCGCTCTGCCGTTTTCGCAACAGCACTGCTGGAGCTGTGTCGCAAGAGCCGCCTGTCCTCTCTCAACACCGTTAAATCCCTGCATCATAGCCACATTTGTGTCGTTAAATCCCTGCTGTGTCTGATAGCCGAGGTTGCAAATCGCGTTGCCGACGCCGTGGAAGCCGTTGAGCATTGACGAATTCATATCGTAAAATCCGTCGCAAAGTCCGTTTTGTACGCCGCGGACGGAATTCTCCAGTCCGTTGAATCCAAACTCGCTCTGTAGGTCTGCGCGGGTAAGTCCGCCCTGAGTGCCTGCCGCCATTACGTAGGGGAGTGCGCCCATGCCCGAGGAATCGCCGCCGTTTCCGCCGAAGCCGTTACGTCCCCAGCCGAAGATGATGGCGAGAATGATTACCGCCCAAAGCCCTTCATTTCCGAAGAAGCCGCCGTCACGGTTGTTGCTGTCTCCCTGACCTGCGAGGAAACCTGTCAAAAGTTCGTTGCCCATGTTTTTTCTCCTTTTCGATTTATTCATCCGCTTTCGCGTGATGTTTAAAATTAATTTTTGGACAGTTTTTTAATCAGGTCTCCAGTCAAACCGAAAAGGGAAGTGTTATTTGTTGACATTTGCTTATATTTGTTGTTATTTGCTGATACCGAGTGAGCGCATTAAATCACCAAGGTTTATGCCGCGCTCTTTCGCCATGTTTTGTGCCATGGTCTGGAGTTGGTGCGCGTCCTTGCCCTTGATAAGCTCGACGGCTTTTGCGTACTGTGCTCCCTGTCCCGCGAGATTGCCGAGGATATTATTCAGCGGCTGACCCGCACCGAGAGCCTGCATTACGAGCATTGCGGGATTAAGGTTAGGCATTTTCCGTTACCTCTTTCTTTCCCTTAGTGGGATTTTTCATCTTTTCGACCTCCGTTTGGAGAGCGGCAAAAGCTGCGCAGAGTCTGTCAAAATCCGCACGCGGTGTGTAGTCTGCCGTGTCCTTAGCCGGAGCTGTCGGAGGTGTATAAGCAAAATCCGCAAAATCCGACGCGCCGGTCTGCGAGTTGAATCTCTTGATATATACCATGCCGTGCGCCATGTCGGGCATGATAACTCCCGCCGCCATAAAATCACAAGGTGTCGCGAGTGCTTCCTCACGGCTTGTGACGGGTCGGCAGATAAATCCGCTCTGCACCTGCGGTTGTGGTGCGGTCTGCTGAGGTTGCGCCTGCTGAATCTGCGGATTGTAACCGCTATAGTACGGATTTGTGTTATAACCAAAGTTGTACGCCATATATCCTCCATACAAAAAATCTCTCTGTTACTGATACCATTGTACCATCGCAGAGAGATTTTTTCTTTCAAGAGATTTTCAGTTTATTTGCACTGTTTTTGCATTTAACTTGCCTATAACTTGCTTTCAAACTTGATTTCGCACATTGCAAATTCAGACAGTCCAAATATAGCACCAAAACAGTCTAAATCCAGTCCTATTTTAACTTGCTTATAACTTGCCGGACTTATGTAAGATGTATACGAGCTTCGCGAGAGCCGCCTTGTGCCACTTTGAGACGGTGGTATACTCACGTCCTACTGCTTCGCACACGTCCTCCAGACAGCCGTTGTCAACATACAGTATCTTGAGCAACCGCTTGTATTCCGGCTTGAGGTTGCATCGGTCAATAGCGTCCGCTATGTCCTGAGTATCGCCGACACTATGCACCGCTTGTCTGCGTTTCGCATGGTCGGTCAACCTTATCCCTCCTTGCTGTCCTCCTTTTCGGCGGTGTCGATAATACCTTTGATTCCCTCCGCGTCAATTCGCGCCGCGTCAACTTTGCTCTCACCGTAGATGTAGCCGATGATTGAGGATATCGCCGTAATCGCACCCGCAACCTTGCCCGCAATCTCGCCGTAGTCGCTCTCGCCAACACCAAACGACATTGCCACACCGATGATTATACCGATGATTGTTACCCACAGCTTTCTTGAGGTAAGCTTCTGCTTCCAGTTGATTTTGTTGTCCATATTATTCTCCTTTTTCATCTTCATAAGTTATTTCTTCCTCTCCGTAATCGGAGCGATATTCTTGTTTGATTTTTTCACGATTTTCCATTGCTGACTTGATGAGATATCCCACCACGCCGCAGCCCATGGGAGCGCCGATGTATGTCAGCAGTCCGTCAAGAGATGCCATGTCTGGAGCGATTATCAGCTGCACCACAAGATAGCACATGCCGAATATCGCGCCCGCAAACCACAGCTTCACAATTGCCGAGAGCTGACGTTTTGAGTATTCAACGTCTTTCTTTTTCATCATTGCGTTAAAACTGCGTTAAAACTGCGTTAAAACGCGATAATGTTGTTAACCGCACGACTGCCGCCCGTTGACCGTCTCTTGATTCCCTCGACACGGATATATGAGCCGCCGCCGTCAAGAGCAATAACGTCTTCAAAACCCTCGCCCTGTATCTTTCGCCAAACCTCGCCGGACTTGATATAGTTTGCCGAGGTAGTTTTGAGAGTGAGTACCCATATCTCGCCGCCCCTGATGCCGAGCATGTTTCTTGATGCGCCGTAAGTGGTCGAGCCGTCCCAGCCCTCCGCGACCACGTAGCTCATGTCGACAGGCTTTTTGTCAATCACAACAGGTACTCCGCTGACGGCGTACTTGATTCCCGACGGGATTTTGTCAACGCGCTCAATTGTCGGCTTGCCGGAGTACGGCACGAGCAGTGTTGACACCTTTTTGCCCGCAAACTGCTTCGTCGCGTTGTCGGCGATACTGTACACAAGGTGGTTGCCGTAGACGTGTTCAAAAAGATTTTCCTTAGCCGCCGCCGGAATTTCCTTGATATCGCACGCGAGATTAGCGACGGGGAGCGTGTATGTTTCGCCTTCCTCCGAGCGGCAGTTTGCGAAGAATCCGCCGTTGATGTATCTCTTCACACCGCCTTTGCGCTTGTCCGCGTCATGATAGATTATCGCAAAGTTTTTAGCACGGGTGTATGTGATGCCGTCCTTGTCATAGCTGTCCTTGATGTTGGTATTGCCCTTTTTGCCGGACACATCGAGACTGATGTTTGTGTTCACGTTTTTTTCTCCTTTTGATGTAGATTTGATATCATACTGCCCCCACTCGTTAGGTATGCCGAGATATGGAGTAGGGTCTACGGACACGCCGTTTTTGCGGACCTCAAAGTGACAGTGACTGCCGAAGGAATAGCCGGTGTTGCCCTCAATTCCGACCACGTCTCCCGCCTTGACCTTTTGTCCGACTTTAACCTTACGCGCCGCCATGTGGCACATGAAAATCTTAAGTCCGTCAGCCGTGTCAATGCGGATGTAGTTGCCCCACTGCCATGTGAGATTAGACTTGTCCGTGATGATTGTCGACGAGCCTATCACTCCGTCACAAGGCGCAACAAGCGTTTTGTCCGTGCCGCTGAGGTCCACTCCCTTGTGGTAGTCGCGTGAGCCGTTGAGCGTGCGCCAGCCAAAGTGTGACGTGAGCGTGACCTTGCCGCTCTTGTAAGGCAGATTCATTTTCATTCCGCGTCACCTCCGTTGTGCGGCGGCTCCGTCGGCAGTGCCATGACCTCATTGTAGAGCTGTGTCGCAACGTCGTTGCCGCGGAGCGCGTGATAAGCCGCATAGGCGCGTTTGAGTGCTTCCTTTGCGTAGATAGGGCAATATCCCCTGTCGAGATACTTGTCGTGATTGCGGATTATCTCCGCACGGAGAAGGCACTTTAATCCTTCCTCGAGCGCACTTTCACGCTTTTTTCGCAGCTTGATGTATGTAACAGCCCACGTTACCGCTCCGCCGCATACAAACGGCACCGCCCACTTGATGATTGTCTCTATTAGCATTTTTTCTCCTCATTATTTCGTTATCAAGAGAGCATTAAGCCTCCTGCTTCTTCGACTCGTATCCAATATACATACATTCTGCGGGCTGTCGGAAAAAAGCCAAGCTCTTTGTAGCCGCTTCCGCCCTCAACATTAAAATAATCCTTTTGAGACGCAACGCAAATGACAAGCATATCGCCGACATTCACTGTCAAAATGACATCATCACCGCCAACTTCAACAGGCGTTTGTCCATCTTTAGTAAAAGCGACGACATTTACGCTCGATTTCACAAAAAACTCAACTGCTTTTCCGCCCCCACCCGTGGGAATCGCACGGATACAAGCTGGCAAGTCCTCGATTTTCGCTCCGCTGGCGACCGTGCCGCCTTTTGCGGTTATGGCGGAGATAATGTCGGTTTTTGCTTTCGATATCCGCGTTAAATTTGTTTTAATTTCAGTTATAACCGCCATATTTCACCTCATATAGCCGCCAGAGCCGCGCGGATATCGTCTGTAAGAGATACCGTGCCGGTGCCGTCGTGATAACCTGCGGGAATGGTTACGCTAAGATTAGTAAGTCCGTCGATTGTAAGCTTCTTCGCACCCTGATTAACCATAGTACCTTCAACAGCCGCGCCTGTGCTGTCGACAAAAACAGCTCCGTCAAGCACTTTGTCTGCGGTTGCCGTTACGCCGGACACGTCTTTGTACTTCGCAGGGATGGCGGCTACTGTAACTTTAGACAGCACTTTTCCCGCAGTCGGCGTGATGTCCTGCGCCTTTTCTGTCGGAGTAGCAGTCTTTGTCTCGATTGTGATTGATACCTTGCCTGTGCCGCTGTGATAGCCTTTCGGGACGGTGTAGGACGTATCTGTCGTGCTGAGCGACTTTTCAACAGCTCCGTTGTTGGGCATTGTACCCGCAATAGTAGTGCCATCCGCTCCGACTATGGTCTTTGTAGCAAGCACATCACCTTCCGTTGCCGTGACGGCTGACGTGTCGTTAAAATTGTCCGGTATCGCATTAACCGTCACTCCGGATAGCGCATAATATCCCGCATCCGGTGTGACCTGCTGCTGCTTTTTGGTCGGCGTTACAGTCTTAGCCTGCGTGTTGTAGTTGCCGCCGCCCGAGACACCTTGCACAGTGCCGCTGCCGTTGTGATAACCTTTGGGGATGGTGTAGCTCTCGCCTTCCTTAACCTGCGCTGACACAGCACCGTTATTGTCTATACCGTCGATTGCCGTAGCACAGTCCGCGAGTTTTGCCGTAGCCGCCACAAGCCCGAGTGCGACAAGCTTTGTGCGTATAGTGTTTCGCGCGTTGGTGAGTGCCGTCAAAAGTTCTGATGTTGTTGCTGCCATTTTCAAAAATCCTCCGTTAAATAATCGCAAGTAATGCGTTAATGTTTCCGACAACGAGATTAACCCCCGCCGATGTGATAGGTTTGGTGTTGTCCTGCTCGGCGCTATCGGTAGTATCTACTGACAATACGCCGTCTTTCGTGATTGATAAGTTTTTTCCGACAGTGACAATGCCCGCCTTTTCCGTAGTCGCGATATCTACGCGCACCGGATTTTCGTCGAGGTATTTGTTTACCGCGTTCTGTATGTCTTCAGGCGAGCCGCCTCCCTCAGCCGACAGCACGCCGTTTTTATCCACCGACAGCCCGCTGCCGAGCGTGGAAAACGGCTTGTTCTGCACCGCCTCCCATGTGGGGGATGTGATGCTCTCGAGCATTGCTATAATCTGCTCGTATACATCGGGCGACGGGTCTGGTATAGGCTGACCGAGATAGTCCGCGATACTGTCTTTGACCTTGAGACAGCACGGACGTGTGGTTTTGAGCACACTCGGTTTTTCCGCAGAGCCTGCCTGTATCCCGACAAATATACGCCTGTGTTCTCCCGCCATCATAGGCACGCCGCATGAGTTTCCGCTCATCACAACCGCCTCATAGCTGCCGTCCTCACAGACAAAGTACACAGTCTTGACTTTGTCCTGCCACTCTTCGTCAAACTCAAATTCCGCGACATAGTCCGAGTTGTGGGATATAACGTCCTCGCCAGCCGTGATTGTCGGCACTCTGTCACGCACCGTGATGTGTATTGTGGTTAGCACTTGTTTTCACCTCCTGTGAGCTTGATGAATTTCCTTAACGTGGTTAAGTCGCTGTAGGATAGTTTTATATCCTCGTTTTCCGATATTTCTATCGGAAGTTCGGTGTCTCCAAGGTCAACATCAAGGTTCATAAGCTCATTGAATCTTTGGTTGAACTCGGCTTCCGTTTCCGCAATAGGTTCATATCTGCCGTTTTCGAGCCTGCAATACTCGCCGAGAATTCGCATTCGCTGAACGTCGTAGAACTTCATCTGCGCTTCTATCTTGTCGAGAAAGCCGAAGAGCCTATATAACGTTTTCAGCGACAGGTTCTGCGCACAGAGTTTTTTGAACGCTTCCTGCGCATAGATTAAATCTGACATTTTCATGTTATAGTATCTCCTTTAGGGTGCTGTTGTTTGAGATGAGTTGTCACCAAAGATTATTTTTTCGACATATAGCGTTTTGAAATAGTTTTGCACACCTCCTATATCCCAATATCCGTTACCTCCGGGGATTATTTTCCTGTTAGCTGTCTGCACCTGCAACTGATAGTTTGTAGACGAACTGTCTGGGTCTATAAAATAGATAAACGAACCATACAATTCAAGGAACGCCGCCATTCCCGATATTGGAGACTGTACACCGACTTGAACAACGCCGTTTTGTGCGCTCATCTTTGATGTGACAATAGTGTAGTTCTCGTTTTCCGCAAAAAATACCTTGTTGACATAAAGGTTGTCTGTGGTGACATTGCCGCCGTCTATTGTTGTTGCACCGCTTGTTGACAGGTCTGTAAACGTTACAAGTCCGTTGAAATTAATATCAGCCGATGAAATTTGAACATTTCCGCTTTTCAGAGATATTGTAGCCTTGCCGCGCGAAGTTTTCTGAATAAAGCACTTTATCTTGAAGTAATCGCCGTTCTTGTGTACGCTTGAATCCTTGATGTACTTGAACGTGATAAAGTGACTTCCAGGCGGTACAGTCATAGTCAAGTCAACGTAACTCGAACTTGATTCATTTTCGCCCGAGAACGCTTTTTTAACACCTGTTGCATCAGCCTTATTGTCCCATTCAAGCATTGTGTCGAGATTTGAAACAATGCCGTAGTCGTGTTCGGCTTCTCCATATGAGATACAGCGTATAGTGATTGCCGTTGATTTTGTAAAGTTGAATTTTAAACCGCCGTATGAGAAAGATTTGTGTACTCCCGCGTTTTGTGAAGTGTAATATCCGTCTGAGGTTTTTGTGAATTCATAGTCGGCAATACTCGCGTCGCCGACAGGAACATTTCCGTCAGGATCTGGATACCCATCGTAAGTTCCGACTTCTTCCGCGGACGTGCTTCCCGCAGTTTCCGTAGCCGTAAGGTCAAGCGCGTTCGCAGAAAGACGTATGGATGAACTGTCGGCGTTTGCAAACAAAGTCAGCAGCGCGCGGACGTTTGAACCGATTGTTCCCGAACCGTAGGAAGCCGACAGGGATATTTTAGATTCAATGCCTTTCTCGGTTTTCTGTATAAGTTGTTCGATTGCCGTTGTTGTGGTTATCGTGCTTCCGCTTGATACCTCAACGAATTTACCCTCTACAGCAGAGGTAATAGAGGCTTTGCCCTCCTGCGTATTCAGATAGCTCTCTACAGCTGTAGATAAATCCGTGTCGCGTAGCATTGACTTCTTGATTGCTTCAAGTTCACGCTGCTGTACCGGCTCAATCTCGCGTACCAGTCCGCCCGTTGATTCATACTCAACCTTGCCGAATCCGTTCCATTTGATTGTTTGGGAGAATATCGGGAGAGTTTTCACCTCGTCATAATCATTAACTACAGTGATAATGTCTCCGCATTTAATTTCGGGATACCATTCGGCACGTACCGCAATAGGAGAATAAGCAGGGAAGAGTGAAGCCTTTGCATAAATCGCGTTCACATAAGGCTGTAGCGCAGGTATCTCCGTGTCGTTCTCAATGTACAGAAACGGATTGTCGCTGATAACATAAGTATTTGTTCCCGTACCCGCAGTCACGAGCTGGTCTCCGTATGACGTGTAACACTCGAGCTTGCCTATAACGGGAGTTTCAAATTCACTCTCGCTCATCTCAAATCGGTCTGTTTTGAGAATTTTGTAGGAGTTTGTTGTAAATGTGTTTAACTCAACTTTACCATCCGCATTTACTCTCGCGTAACAGCCCGCCGCTTCCGCAATCCACGCAAGCACTTCACGCGCCGTGTAGTCCGAGGTTGAGAACGGATTGAAAGTAAAGTTTTTTGTAGAGTTTGTAAACGTTGTCGTGATAGGTTCAACACCCACTGCGGCGCAAAGGGAAGAGAAAACCGCGCCGAGAGTGACGGGGAATGTCATGTTTTCGATGAAATCCGAAGCAGAAACTTCAAACTTCTGCATACGGTCATAAGCGGTAAAGTCTATGAGCTTGCCGCGAACTTTGTCGGGTCTCTCGCCTTTGAAAACGCCGACCGTCACATACTGAAATGCCGCGCCGACCTTAACGCCTATTTGCAAAGTAAATTCCTGTGTAAAATCGAAGTTGTTAAACTTGTTGTCAACATTGAACAACGTCATTTCAACTTGTTTACAAACAGCTTTGCCAAAGGTATAGTCAGTGTCTCCGTTCAGAATGTCCGTAATCTTAACGCCGTCACCCGTTATCGCAACGTCAGCTTTTCCGAGAACCGTGTTGTCGGCAAATGTTATCTTGATATCCTGTTCGGTATGAGCGCGTATAGCTTCAAGTAAACTCGCGATAGGTTGAGCAACGCTAAACACGTCCGAAGTCTTGTAGTCCGAACTGTTGTTGTTTGAATCGTAAGCGCATACTCTATACTGCACTGTAAGCCACGCAGAGCCCACTGTGTCGATGTAAGATGTGTTCTCGCCCCGATATACCGTCATGTAGCTTGCGCCGTCCACAGAACGTTGTAGCGCATATCCCGCCGCATTTGAAACGCCCGCCCATGAGATTGTTGCCGTTTGCCCCGCAGTGAGGGCAGGAACGGTTATAGTCTCGGGTGTTGACGGAGCTGTCGGTTCGGGTTCTTTTGCTTCAACAGTTCTTTCTACACTTGTGGTCCAGTCGGATGAAACATTGTCTTTTACGGAAGCAACTCTGTATTGAACCTTGCTCCATGTTGCGAGGGCAGTGTCCGCGTATGAAGTAGCTATGCCGCTGTATATTTGAGTAAAGTCACCACCGTTTGCAGAACGTTCAAGTGTGTAACTGTCTGCGCCGGACACGGCACCCCACGAAACCGCTATGCTGTCTCCCGCCGTGATTGCCGAAGGAACAGTAATAGTCGCCGGAGCTGGAGGTGTTATCGTGCCAGCAAACACGACCGTGTAACATCCGTCTGAATCCGTAGTGTCCGAAACGAGCTGAGAAGAGGAAAGATTCAAAGCGGGACGAACGCCATTGCTACCATTGTAAGCATTGTAGTTGTACAAACTACCAGCCGAGTTGACACCCCGAGCGCTGTTGGCACCCGAGTAGCGAGGCGTTCTCAGCCACCAATACCAAGCGGTAGTCTTGCTCGAAGGTTTGGAACTCGAAGGGGTATTACTGAAACACTGCTGCGTAACATACCCGATACGAGCGGTATTGCTCGTGTAGTAACCCCACGCCGCACCTTCGGCGATACTGTTCTCATTCGAGAGACCGACTTCGGTTGTGGACGGCAGGAATACTTTGCGTACAACATCCTCATAAGAGCCACCGTCTATACTCGGCTTGACAACACGAATGGTTGTCGAGAGAATAGCGGCTTTTTCATCATCGGTAAAACCGTTCAGAAAACCGGGGCGAGCTGCGTACTGAGTGCCGTAACCACCTGTACCTGCCGTAGTATCGGGGGAATGGTCTGCGCTATGAGCTGCGCTATACCATGCGCCACCTGCGGCATCTTTGTTGAGCCATTGGTCGAGGTTGGAGACGGAATAGCGGTTGTTACCGTATTTCTGCCTATCAGAATTGCTGTTACTCGGCTCTTCTGCGTCGAAGCACCTTAAATCAAGGATTTCAGCGGCGTGAAGAGTTACCGAGTTCGAAGGATAAGCGGGAGTGGAAACATGATTTTTCGCAACAATAGTCCATATTATAGGCTGCGCTTCCTCTGTGTTCACTTGATACTTGCCGAACTTGACTTTTGAGCCTACGGCAAGATTGGATAAAGCCTGCGACACGTTATCCCCCCCTAAAATTCAATGATGTTGAACGACAAATCGAACCGCGCAACTTCTTCTTTGTCAATCCAGTAGTATTTTGTTGTTGCCGACCTGTCGCCCGCGTAGTATGTGCCGGAGCGCGTACCGCCTTTTTGATACGGGTCTGGGCAGACTGCCGTGAAACTGTCGGAATTGACGGCGTTGAGTATTGAAGCCATTTCCGCCCACGTCAGGCAGTTCCACTTGAAACCGAAGTTTATCTTCTGCCCCACACGGTTTCTGTGCAAAACAGATGTCGCGTCTCTCTCTGCACTTTCATCAACGTCTGCTATTGAGGGATTCCATTCGGAAGGGTCGGGAATACTGACCCCCCCGAACTTTATTCCCATTGTGTAATTGAGTAATGATATCATGTTTAACCACCCGTAACCTGTTCAACCATCTTCTGGGAGCGTTTTACCGCGCGTCCCAAAGCGACAGACGGAGAAATCGAAAGTTCCTTGTCAGCAATCTTTTGTAACAGTCTGTTTTGTTCTCTGAGAAGTTTGTTCTGCTCTGCGGTATCCTTGTCCGAGCCGGAACTGTTCGCGCGTAGTACACCGTTCATAGCGTTTGTGACGCCTGCCTGAATGCCCGCTATAATCTGACCGTTGTTCGCAACAGCGTTTCTGCCGCCTATAGTGCCTACCAGTTCGGGTCCGGCTTCACGCGCGACGAATAACTGTCCCATAGTCGGGAAACCGCCGTCCGCAAACTGATTATCGAGAGAACCGAAAAGCAAATCGTCAACAATGGAATCCGTCTTATTCTTGCGAATCTTTTCTCTCGCTTCCTCAACCTTGCTGAAATCGGCTTTTACATCAATAGTGACACCTGCGGTCATACCGTCAAGGTCTTTGACTTTTCCGCTGAAATAATCGACTTTATCCGCCGCGTCTTGGAGCGCAGTTTCTGCATTATTAACCGCAAGTGATGTATCTTTAACGGCTCCTTCCGCGTCTGCGAGGTCGTCCATCCATGATATAAATTGAGTTGACAGTTCACCACCTAAAACGCTTGCAAGTTCTGCGTTTTTTACGCTTAACCAGTGTATGCTGTCGGTTGTTATATCACTCGCGCTTGTAATGTCCTGCAACGCTCTTGTGTTAAGTCCGAGAGAATCAAGGAAGCCCTTGTTGTCGCTTTTGATAAGGTCATATATCTTCTGTTGTGCTTCTTTCTGTCTCTCCGTAGCTTCTATATTATCTTGCTTTAGTTCGATAAGTTTATATTCAGCGTCCGATTGCAGGATGTATGCGTTTTTGATTGATTCATTGTACGCTTCAAGCAGAAGTTCCTTTTCTCGCGACTTGATGAGCTTGTCAAGTTCGTCGCGCGTCTGAACGATAGAACCCTTGTCGTCAACTTCAATTTCTATAATCCCCATTGAATTGATTTCGTTTACGAGAGTTTTCAAAAGTTCAGCTTCCGCTGTGGTTCTTTGTTCCTCCGGAATGTCGTTGAGTTTGAACGCTTCATTTATAAGCCCTTTAAGCGTAGCCATTTTTAGCTCAACCTCTTTTACCGGAGCATCGAGCTTGTCTACGCGCAATTGTAATTCAGCCGCTATTTCAAGGTCTATCTTTGCCTTGTCTGCAATTTTCTGGATTTTTGCGTGAAGTTCCTGCGTGTCGAGAAATTTTTGCTTCTTCTCATCAAGCCCAACCTTGACAGCCGCAATAGCCGTAGCAATTGTAGCCAGTATGCCTATCACAAGTCCAGCCTTGCCCCATTTCACGGTAAGCCCCGCTATAGTAGCAAGCGAACCAAGAACCGCTTTAAGTATATTTTCTTTCGTCACTTCGCCTGAAACAAGATTCTTTATTCCATCAAACTCAAACGCAAGTCCCGCAAAAGATATAGCAAGCGTAGCAGAAGTTCCAAACCCGCCACCGAACAGCTCCGATACCTTTATGCCGAGAAGAGCCGCCACAATTTCTGTTGCATACTCTTTGATGGTTGCCCATGTGCTAAGCAGCCTGTCCGACCACTCCGTAACGCTTGACGAGATGTTCTCCATTGATACCTCTTCAAACATTCCGCTGTAGTCGGGTGTAGTCTTGCCGGAAGAACTGCCCGTGCTTGATATAACGTTCAGCTCGTCAAATCCCGCAAGGAGCTGTTTCTGAGCCGCCGCCGAATCCTTAGCCGCTTCCGCATATTCTTTCTGCTGGCGAATAGCCTTAGTCCACGAAGAAGCACCAGTCATTTTCGCGACAAGCTGATTCAACCAGTTTACACCCTCGACTATTCTATCAATGAGCGAATCGAATACGGGAATGAGCGCGTTGAGTATCGGAGCTGTCATAGCACCTACAGAGTTTCGGAAATATTGCAGGGAAGTAGCGGCACTGTCCATACTGGTTGCAAAGTCAGTCCCGACCGCCTTACTGTATTGGTAAAGGTTGTTTACACCCTCGCTGAATGCCTTGGCAATCTGTTTCAAGAACTCATTCACGGTACGATAACGAAGGATTCTTTCAAGTGAACCCGCAACCTTGCCGATAGTCTCGCCGAAAACCGAGTTCTTGAAACTCTTGCTCATCTGTTTGCCGAGGTCTTTTATAGACTTCGCAGCACCTTTTGCTTTGGCTTTGAGTTCGCCAAATTTCGCCGTTATCGAAGCAAGCGGTTTTTCCACAGTGTCAAGCTGTTCCGCGTTTTTGATAAGGCTTTCAAGTATGTCGCTTTGACTTGTCTCTTTGCCCGCCGACTTGAGTATGTCGTTAAACTGCTTATTCATCGCCGCAGTCGGTTTGGCAAACATGGAATCAAGCGTTGAATCGTACATAGCTTTTTGTATTTCAGCTCTTTGCCTTTTCGCTTTGGCATTGTACTTTTCCCAATCAAACGGCACAGACATTCCGCCGGTATTAATTCCGTTGCCGATCATCTTGGCTTTTCTCGCGTCCATGTATCTTTTGACAGCTTCCATTATGCCATAATCGTCTGTGATTTTCCCGCTGTTTGATTTCAACTTTTTGCTCATCGCAATAAGCTGCTTATAAGAGCCTACAGTAACTTTGTATTGTTTAGATACCTTCGCGGCTTCTTCACTCATTTTCCTAAGTGCAGACGTGCCGTTTTTGATACCGTTTGTATCAACCATCTTGTCGATGCCGCTTGCCGAACTCATTTCGCTTGCAAACTTTTTGAACGGTTCGAGAGTTTTAACAAGATTTTTCAGCGCGCTTTCCGCTTTCTTTGTCTCGGCAGTGACTACTATTTGTAGATTGTCTATTGTTCCGTCAGCCATTGTTTTTGTTCTCCTTTCCACTGAATTTTTGTCGCATAGCGGAAAGCCACGAGAACGCTTGATTTTGAACTTCCGCTTGTTTTTTAGCTTTTTCCGCTTCTTCCTCGGCTTTCCTCTGCCTTTCGGTTACGGAATACGGCTTTTCGGGATATTTGCCGGGCTTTGTACCGCGTTTTGCAAAAGCATGAAGAATAGGAGCGAGACAACCTACAGCCTCGTATACATAGATTCCTTGTAACCACGCCGCATAATTATCTCGCTCCTGTCTGTATTCTTCTGCTTCTCGGTAGTAGCGAAGTTCTGTAAAGTCTCCGTTCCAGTACACATCATAGGGAACTCCTATAGACATATAGTAGGAGCACAGATTATCCGCATACTCCGCAAACCACGGCTTGTCAACTGTCGGTTCAGCGTCAGTTATGCCCGTATCGCCGGAAGATGGTGTTATCCCTTCACCGTCTTCCACTTCACGTTTCCCTTGGGAGACATTTCTTCGATTACCTCATTTACCATTCTGAAGAGGATGTCGGAAAGAGTGTTTGCAGTTTCGCCTTCCTCTCCGTCTTCCGAATTGGCAAATTCCTTGTAAATAGCCATTCTTTCATTTCTCGGTACATTCTTGTGGAAAGCATCGAAAGCCGCGCAGAAAAGGTCTTCCTGCGCCGTCAGAAGATGGTCTTCAAGATTTCCGAAGGAAAATCCGCTCTTCTCAAGTCGTTTGAGCGACGCAATCGTGTAGCCGAGGGTATATGCTGTTCCGTTGTATTCAAACTGAATTGTAGTTCTGTTAGCCATGGTTTATATTTCCTTTCTTTAATCAGGTATCGTCTGAAAGTGAGGGAGCTGTCAGTGCGGTTACGGTGACGGTGCAATGAACAACTTCGTTTACTCCCGCACCGTTTACTTTAAGAGAGTACATTCCCTTAAAATTGAACTTGCCGTTAATACCTGTTGCTGTGTATGTGCCGTCGTTCGCACTTGTACCGCCAAACCAAACGGAAAGGTCTGTTTCGGTGTTCTGACCCGCCTCAAGAGCCTTGTATTCCGTCTTGGTGTAGTTAGCTTCAAACTCAATGCTTTCCTGCTGCTGAATGCCGAGTACACTGACAGATACGTAATGCGAAAGAGTTGTAGCGTCAAGCGTTTCGGGAGTACCGCCGAGGTCGCCGAAAGAGTTTATATCAATGAGCTTTGTGTATGTGCTTCCTGTGTCTTTCTTCATCAGGAATACGCCCATCGAGGTTACAGGGGTAGGTATAGCCATCTAAATTACCTCCTATAGATAACATTATTCTTGTCCGCACATCCTGTATAACGTGCGATAATTCTGTAAATCGTGCCGTCGTTTAAAGAAACAGGCTGCGCCGCAGTCCTCAAAAATCCGCGCATGGTGAGCTGTCGGTCTATTTCAGTGAGAATTGCTTTCGCTTCCGTTTTCCGTTCTCCCGCTTTGTTGGAGTAAATATTCACCTCATAAAGCAGATTCACGTGATTCTCGCGGTTAGAGCTGTCAATCGTGTCCGAACGCACAAGATTGTCCGCTTCCACAATGCTCACAAACGGAAATGACGAAGGCAAACGCTCTTCAATGCCCGATATAGACAGGGCAGGAAACTTCTCTTTGAGCGCATTGTAAAGCTCCGTGTAAAGCACATTTTCAATGTCAATCATGAGAACACCTCCTTTGCGATGTCGTATATTCTTCGGCGCATTTCCTCGGAAGCGTCCCACATGCAGCGGTTGGCATTGTTGCCGTGAGTTCTTATTCTTCCGTTGCCGAGGTCTTCACCGTTCGTTCCAGGGTCTCCGCGATAGTACCATGTGTAGTTTTGACCGTAGCCCTTGCCGTATGCACCACGAATCATGCCGAGTTCGTCAGCCTTGGGATGCGTCACGGGATTATATACGCCGGTTCCGAATTCGATAAACAGTATTGATTCACCCGAAGCGTTTATGGCAAGCGTGTGTTCGTCAAGCCATGTCGGCGAAGAATCAACCACAACATCATTTACACCGTCATACTCCGCACTTTGAAAATGGATTGCCGCCTGCGTTATGCCTATGTCGGCGAGTTTTTCAAGAAACGTGTTCAGTTTTGCTCCGAGACTGCGCGTGTAGTCCTTTATCTGTCGCGCGACTTTCCACGTGTTTCTTATTCTGATGTTTATCATCCGTCGACCGTCACCCGCCTTATCGCATAGGAAACGCTGTTTAACGACCGTGCAGCTTTTGTCACAATGTAGTCGTATTCCATGCGCCCGTTCGCGTCATAGGTTAAAGGCTTGTCGATGCATAATACGGTGTGTTCGTCAATCTCAAAATTCGGTTCATCTATCACAATAATTTTGTCGTACTGTATATCCGTTCCGAACGTTTCAACTATAACGTCGCCATACATCGAAGCCGACTTAGCCGCCGATATGTTAGCCTTATACTTCTTCGGAGTTGAGTATTTCGCAGTGTGTTCTCCCGTGTACAGTCCGTTTTCGTCTTTTCCGTCCTCGTTTCCGAGATATAGTGCATACCAAAATTCGCGCTTGTTCTTTTTCAAACATCTCATGTCGGTCTGCCTACTTTCGGAATGATTTCATTTAGAAGCTGTTCGGACACCCATTCGGAACTCCACTTTCGGTCAATACCGTTTTCGGAATGAGAGAGCTGCCCAGACGCGCCGAGCCTGTTGTACATGTCTTCCGCTATGCGTATTTTGAGGTCTCTGTACCGTTCTTCAAATGTAGCATTCTCTCCCCCAAAGGGGAAACGGCGGGAGATTATGATATTTTCCGCGCTTTCAAGCAGCTCATAGAGAATGCGTGTATCACTTTCTTCCGTTCTGATTTTCAAGCGTTCAATGTCGGTCATTTTCTCCCGCCTTTCTCATTTCTTTTTGCGTGTGTTAGTTGTTGTCTTCGGCTTTTCTTCCGCTACAACAGTCTTTTCTTTCTCTTCGGTTATCACTCCGTGCGCCGAAAGTTCCGCAGTATCGGAGGAAGATATCTCAAACTTTTCTCCCGCATTGTGCCACACACCACGGTAATTAACCGAATATTTAGGTGTGAGGTAAATCATCAGGCAGTTACCTTGAGAGTTACAACTTCGTTCATTCTCTCGTAGGAAGGAAGAACGATTTCGGAAGCGTAGATATTTGTGACGGCGGGATGAATTTGTACATTCTGTGTAATTGTGATGCCTGTATCAACAATGCTGACTTCTGTGTTCGCGCCGGAAATAAGTCTCGCTTCCTCGGGAGTTGTGCCGTACCAAGTTCTGCCCAGTGTACCTTCGGGAATGAATGTAACATATCCGTCGGGAACGAATGATTTGGTTGCGCCGCTTTCGTTCTTATACTTCTTCGAGTAAACAATAGGTCTGATTCCGGTTTCGTTTTCGATAACATCAGAAGCTCTTGCGCCTGTTACATAGCTCTGAACAACGCCCGATGTTGAAATAATGGAGTTCTTAACAGCGGAGGTGGCTTTCAGAAGGTTGAATGTTGCGGAGGACATAATGGCATATCTTATTTCAGAACCTGAAACGTCAGCTGCCTTGTTCTTCATATCCTCGAAGTCCTTAATCGGGTCCGCCGTGGAAGCCGCTGACCAAAGAGCTGTAGAGGTAAGTGCAGAATAGTTGTTAGTCTTCCATGTATCGTTGGGGTCGTAGTCGTATTCATAGGCTACACCGTTCGCTTTTATTGAAATAGCCATATCGCCACTTTCGGGGAAAAGAAGAGACATTCTCATACGTTCAGAGACAACGTGAGCGCCGTCAATGAGGTCTCTTAAATAGTCAAAAGTGCGATTAAGTATAGCCAGTGCGTAAGGTTCATTAGAATCTCGCACCTGAAGGAATTCCTGAATGTCATTTTCAGAGAGCTTATGAGCTGCGCGGAAAAAAGGCATTTCTGTTTCGAATCTTGAAAGTTCGCCAATCTCACGATAAGTTGCCTGAGCGTCAAAAGCTGAAGGAGCGAGAGAAACAGGAAGTCCACCGTATCCTTTTACCCAAGCAAGACGCAGTCCTGTCTTCTTTTCGGCAGGGAAAAGTCCTTCGCCGAAATATGGAATTCTGTTAGAGGCTGTCTGCTCATAGTTGGCTGCAATTACGCGCGGCGTGATAAATTCGCTAAGATTCATTATTCAAGACTCCTTTCAAATTAAACGTTAGTCTCTGTGTCGGTTCTTATAACAAGTCCCGAAACAGCAGTGCCAAGAGTTGAAATGTCTATGCCGGAGTGAGCCTTTGCTTTAACACCGTCTATAACGCCCTGTACAACGATTGCACCGTTGGGATTGACTGTCGGGTCAACGTCATAAAGAAGTACGCCTACAGCACCCGTAACACCGCTTGTGGGAGCTGTGCCGTCTGCTGTGAGCGGAGTTCCGGCTTTAACAAGGGATGTGCCACCCACTGTAATGGGAATTGCATTGTAGTTATTAGTCGCAAGAATAGTGAACATCTTGCCGGACTTTGTTTCTTTTACCTTCATTTTCTATCTCCTTTTAAATCTTCATATAATGTTCAAGTGCTTTCTTATTGACTTGATTAGCTTCTGCGGTACGTTTGCCGATTTTCTTAGCGAGAGCAATTTCAGGACTGTCTTTTTCAGTGTTGCTCCCACCGTTCGGATGAAGCCCGCGTTCAATATTTTCCTTGAACCTCTTTTCACATTCGGCGTTATATTTCTTCTGGTTTTCGAGAACCGCGTCCATGTCACCGTTGAATATTGCTTCTGCGGTAGACTTTGCAAGTTCGGGAGAGTATCCGACTTCCAGGTATTTAGCGGTGTTCTCGGCAATAGAGGTCTTTTTCAGCAGTTCATTGTATTTGTCCTGAAGTTCCTTCATTGCTTCGTCGGACTGAGCCTTAGCCGCTTCTTCGGAGGTCATTTTCTCTTTAAGGCTTCTCTTTGCCGCCGCGAGGTCAGATGCGGTCTTGTCAAGCAGTTCTTTCTTTACATATCCCGATAAGTCGACTTTTTCAGGGATATCAAGTCCGAGAAGAGCCTTGACCTGGTCTTCCGCGCTCATTGTGTCGAATCCTTCGATTGTTGAGGTGTCAATGTTAGGCATAATTAATTCTCCTTGCGTTTTTCGGTCTTCTCTGACCTGATATTTTTTGCGCTTTTATACTGCATCTCCGCAGCCTGCGAATTTTATAAAGCGACTTCTCTGCCGCTGATATATTAAGGCATGAGCCGTATATCCGTTATTTTCTTTCTATAGGTGCGAGGTAACATCTGCAATGCCAGTGTTGCTTGTCGGGCGCTTCGTTAATAGGGAATATTTTTCCGTCAAGCGGCTTGCAAATCTCGCACACCTTTTCGTCCTCTTGCGTTACCCACACCACATACTCAACTCCCGCGTCCTTGTATGCTCTGAGCGCCGTCTCGTCAGTCACTATATCGGCGTATTGGGCGGTCATATTCGACCATAGGCTTACTGCACGTCTCCACTCGCTGTTAGCGTCTGAACGTGTCCTGAGAGCTTCTGAAAGCCTGTCGCGCTTTCTTAAGACTTCATTCTCGTATTCGTACTTTGTTACGGAATTCGGAGACGAGAGGACAGTCTCGACAAGGGCTTTTTTTGCTTTTGCGGAAATTTTTCCGATGTCCTTGTAACCGTATCGGCTTACTTCTTCGCCTATTTCTTCATATATGGCAAAGGCAAGTTCTAACATCGTGTCCCGAAAATCGTTATCAAGGTTCTTGTAAAGCGTCGCGACGGTCTTTATAACGTGAAGCTCGTCGAATTTAGCAAGTCTTATTGAGGACTTAGCTTTTTCAAACCGCCGTATTGTCTTCTTCCGCAGTATTTCTATCGCTCTGTCCGTCGTTATGTACCGTTCTTGCATTCTCAAGCTCCTTTTCTAAGCTGTTTTCAAGCTCGGACTGTGCTTCTTCATACCACTCCATACCGCGCTGGTATGCATTCTCTACATCTGTAAACAAGCCGGAAATGTCGTAAGCGTCGCGCGGATGAACCTTTTCGTTGTTGAGCAGTTCGCAAAGAACCTGTGCTTTCGATTGAATGTCGGTGAGGTTTTCGCGGGTAAACTGAATCTTAACATCGTTCGGGTCAAGGTCGAGAACACCCTTGTCTTTGTAGATTTTGAGAATCAGCTTCAAAATCTCTCTTTCCGAACGCGCAAATAGCTTTTCAGTGTCGTTGGCTCTCGCGGAAGCGTCCTGCCAACCGTTACGGAATCTCGTTCCCATGCCCGTGTCTGCCGCGGCTGA